CATCACGCTCGACTCGGCGAAGCACATCGCCATGATGGCAGGGAGCGATGCGGGCAAACGCGCCAGGGCGTACTTCATCGCATGCGAGCGCAAGCTGAAAGCCTTGCAGATCTCCCCGCCCGCCGCACCGACGGCGATCGACCTCGACGACCCGGCCACGCTCCACGCCCTGCTCCTTACCCACACGAAGCGGGAACTGGCGCTGGAAAAGGAAATCGCCACCCTGGCCCCGCGCGCCGAGGCACTGGACCGCATCGCCGCCGCGGACGGGAGCTTCAACATGACGGACGCTGCGAAAACCCTGCAGGTGCCCCCGCGCACTCTCACTCAATACATGGCCACACATAGCTGGGTATATAAGCGCTGCGGCAGCGATCAATGGGTCGCCTTCCAGCACCGCATCAACTCCGGCCTCCTTGAGCACAAGACGGTCACAATCACGCGCAAGGACGGCACCGACAAGGTCATCACATCGGCCCGGATCACGTCACGCGGCCTGGCCAAGCTCGCAAACGACATCCCCGGCGCCGGCGCTGGCGCCCGCCTGATCTGACAGCCCCAGCGTGCCCGCGACCAGGGCCGACCGCCTCGCGCGTGCCGGCCTTTTTCGTGCCTGCACCCCATAAAATTCCAGTAGGCGCGATAAGCGGGATTATCACGCCTGGGTGGCTGTCCGATTGCTTATCGCGCCTTCGCCGCCAGCGCCACAACCGCCCTAAGAGTCTGATCCAACATACAAAATGCAGCCCGGTTCATGCGCCGCCGTCCCCAGGTCCCGCGCCGTGCAGCGCCCGGCATCGAACGAGACGCACCGCCCGCACGTCCCCTGCGGCATCTCCGCCATCATCTTCGGCAACGAGGGGTTGACGCCCGGAAGCGCTTCCGCCACCCGCTCCGCGATCGGTGCCACCTTCGGTGTTTCCGGCATGATGAACGACCCATTCCCCCAATTTCTCGACCACGCCACATCGCAGAGCATCAGCGCGTAAGAGTAGTGCGGATCGATGCCGATCTTGACCACCTTCGGCTTCGGCTGCCGGGTGTTCTCGTCCTGCTCGACCACCAGCGCTGTCTTCGTGAAGTGCAGGAACACCCATTCGGACAGCAGCGGGATTCGTCGCGTCACGCCGTCGTCAATGACGTCCTGCACCAGATCGGCCGGGTCCGGGAACAGGCAGAACCGATCCTTGATGCGGAGCAAGGCGTTCTGCATCGCCTTGTATTGTTGCAGCGTCACCGTGTAACGGCTGCGGTCCTCCTCGGCCGTCTTCCGGTCGGAACGCGTGGCGTCGTCACCCCACACGATCATGTCGGCCCGGAAGTCGCCCGAATAATTAGCCAGGAACACCCGGCCGCGATGCGCCGGCAGGTTGGCGAAGCGGCGGGCATCGTTGACGTTCGGTAGCTGCTCGACCACGCACGCCGAGACGCCGTAGACCTTCATGAGTTCCGTGCACCGGGCGAATGGATCATCACCGAACACGGCTTCCACATGGACGACGGCTTGCCTGCCATCGGGCAAGCGCCGCTTGATGATGACCGCGCACCACCCGCCCATCTGATCGATACCCATGACGGTTTCCCGCCCGGTCCTCTCCCAGGCCAGGCCGAGGCGCTTGCCCTCCGCCACGCAGGCCATGCAGATCGCCATCGTCACCGGCATCTGATCCGCATCGATGTAGGGCCTGGCGAGCGTGCGGTTGTAGAACGACTTCTTCTGGTCACCCGTCTTCGCGCGGTGCCAGCCCTCGAACATATCGCGCGGCGTGATCCTCGGCGAAATCGTCCGCGGCAGCAGGAAGCTGCGGATGCGGCCACCCGCCGCCGGATTCTGCGCGATGTAGCGGCCTTGCTGCGGGTCCTTGATCCAGGCGCGGCAGGCCGGGCAGGTCCACACATACTCATTGTGCGGCGCCCCGGGCCACTCTCCGGTGTTGTAGCCGATGGACCGGTCCGGGAACACGCCGGCCGGGTCCGACAGGTCGGACTCCGCGCCACAGGCCTCGCAGCGCGTATGCCAGACCTCTTGCGTCCCGAACCCATACCAGCGGTTGATGTCCAGATCGGCGATGTTCGCCGTCGACAGCATGAGCTTGAATTGCACCAGCGAGTCGCCGAGGCGCGCCATCACCTTGTCGATGTGATCCAGGGGCATGCCCTGGACCTCATCCAAGCTGATGACATCCATCGGCCTGGACTCGGTCGACACCTTGCCCGATGTCCACAGGAACATGATAAGGCTGCGGGCAAACTCGCGCGTCAGCACGTTGCCTTCGCCGATCCGGGTTTCCGCGCCACCTTCCACGCGATGCGTCAGCTCGCGGTATAGCTCCGGCACCGATCGCACAATGGGCATGAACCGATGCTGGCTCTTGAAGCTGGCCGTGGTGGTCTCCGGCAAGAACATGCCGATGTTCAGCGGTCCCCATTTCTTCGCCATGTAGAGATCGGCTAGCACCTCCCACACCGTCAGGCCGAGCTGGGTGGCCTTCTGCACCACGATCATCTGGCCGAACGCCTCGGCCCGCGTGGTGGGGATCGCATCGTACAGCGGGATCAAGGCGGGCCGATCGACCAGCGAAAACGGCTTCTGGTCAATTTTCATGCCCTTGGCGGCCAGGTCTTCGCACCACTGCCGGAACGTCATCGACTCCGGTATCCCGCCGCCACCCTCCGCAGCGGCCTTTTCCGCCTCGCGCTCGATCAACCTCCGATCCATTGCCGAAAGGGACTTGCCAAAGAGCAGGCCGCTCACATCCGGCCCCACTGCGAATGAACCTCGCGCAGCCTGGCGATCGCCCGCCGCTCAAGGTCTGGATCAACGTCCCGCAGCGCCGACAGAATGGCTGCATGGAACTGCTCGATGTGGTTCAGGTCGGCCATGGCCTCTTGCAGCCGGACCGCAGTCTCCAGCGTCCGTCGGAGATGTTCGGAGGCCGTCAGCAGCAGCCGCGGCGCCTTGACCTTGCCGTCCTCATGCTCCGCGTGCGCGATCACCTTCTCAGCCGAGCGGATACACCCCATCAGCTTCTCGATAATGGGGATGGCGGCTCCAGACGCATGCGCCCGATCAATCGTCATCACCGCCCGCATCGGCTCAGGGGGCGGCGGGGGTGGTTCCGGCAACCCGGCCGCTTTCGCCTCGGCCTTCGCCTTCTCAGCCTCAGCCGCTCGAATTCTCTTGCTGAAATGTTCGGCCGGCATCCCCGACTTCAGTGTATCACTGACCCACCGGTAGAGCGTCGCAGGGGATGCGCCCTTCCCCTTGAATGCCCGCATTATCCCGTCGCGGTTAAACGCCTCCATTCCAGAGGCTTCAATCTCCGCCATGACCGCGGCTTCAACCTTCCCACGCAAGTCCGGCGGAGGCGCCATGTGCCCGTTCTCATTATCCCGTGATTCTCAGTTTCTCATTCTCACGTCACGATGGGCGAGAATGAGAAAGGGATTCTCCCAGCCCCCGATGGGCGGCGTATCCCTTGAGAAGTCCGGTCACCATCTCCGCTTGTTCGCGGTCCAGCTTGATCCGCGCCGGGGTGCCGGGGGCGGGCAGGATTGCTGCCTCCGTGCTGCCGCCGAGGTTCTGGCCGATGATGTTGGGCGCCAGGCGGTCGCATGCCTCACGCATGGCCTCAAGGGGACGCCGACCGGTTCCGGGGATCGGCTGGCCGGTCACGGCCTCTCCGCACGCAAGCGGTTGAACGCCCGAATAGTGCCGACCAGCTTTACGCTACAGGGCCAGCACGTCCACACCTTGAAGGCGCCATACGGCACCAACGTGGGAAGATCCAGGTTTCGGTAGGGCTTGCCGCAATACTCGCACACCTCCCCGGGTCCATTCAGGCCGAACGCATCGGGCGCGAGACGCTTGGCCTGCTCGACCGAGACGATGGTCATGGTGAGTCCGCGGTTTGATCGACTGCGGCGCCGGTCGCTTCCAGCAAGATGAGATCGCCTTGGTTTACCCACACCAAGATGGCATCGCCTTGCTCGTAAAGCCGAGTCCCGCGCGCCTTTGCCTGCATTTCTTGGTACGTATTCCCGAACGCATGAGCAAATCGCAGGCGGGTCGGCGAGCGGTGGATGAAATTGGTGCGTGCCGGATGTCCATTGATCCCGCTCATATCTTCTTCGTCTCCTGGATAACCGCCCCGAAGCGCGTAACGAAAATGCCGCCGCAGCGCGATGCCGCGGCGGCCTTGGTCGCTGGATCAG